TCATCGCGAGAATGACTGGGTGAACGAGCTTGGGGTTGACTTTTGCCGGGCCTATGCTCATGCTCACGTTCTCGTTCTCGCGGTAGGTGTAGGTGGCGATCACTCTCTGCCCGTTGCAGATCGAACCGCCATCGGCCAGGCTTTCGAGGCAGACCAGGGCGCACGTCTCGTCGAGCGTGTAGTCGGTCCCCGCCACGAATGGCACCCCATCGGTATCAGTGAGAACAAAGGAGCCGGTCTGGTCTCCGGGGTAGTCGCCCAGGTCCACGAGTTCATTATAAAGTATATCAAGTCCTCCAGATCCTGTGGTAAAAATACCGCTTCCTATCAAGATCGCATCTCCTCGGGTCTCTCCCACATTATCGTATATATACACCTGGTAGGATGAGGGAATACCACTCACGGGAGGTGTGATATGAACAAATAGCGACTCGTTTGTGTCGACAAAGACATCTGCGGATTCGACATAGGCTCCCTCCGTGGTGCCGTACATCCCTGTGACCACTATCGTGTAATGCCCTCGAGGGATCGTTCCGCCGGACCCAAACCCCGCCCCAATCACTCCAGCAGGAGCGGGCAGCGATCCGCCACCGTAGAACCCGTTGTTGTGGTTCAGCACGAAGCACCGGTCCTCGTAGACCGTGTACTCCTCCACAGTCGTGACGATGTTGCATTCATCGTCTACCACTACCGATCCACAATTCTTCATGAACAGGTACAAGGTGTTGGGATCGAGGAGCTCCACGAATCGTCCTCGGAGCCTGTACTTGTCCTCGGTGGCCTGGCCCCGGACCTCGACCAACTTGTTGTTCACCACATCCTGATGGATCGCCACCGCAGGGTCCAGCTTCTCGAACACGATGCCGTCCACCTTGCCGACCATGACCAGCCTGTCGTTGACTTCATCGTACAAGGCAAGCTTGGCGGGGCCTATGTGCAAGTTCTCGGGATGGCTGACTAGGTTCGTGTCACTCATCGTCTTTGTCCTCCTTGCTTTCGGACTTTAACTTCCTCTGATGTTTTTCTTTCGCCTCTTCCAACAGTGCATCCTTCTTGGCCTTCAGGGAGGTGCTCACGCTTCGGGCCACTCCGCTAGTCCTCGAATCGAACCCCTCCTCGTCCTGGGGGATCTCCCTGGCAGACTCCTTCATGAAGTCGAACACGTTGCCCTCTTGCTCCGAGGGTCGATTCACCACTTGCTCCGGCAAGTACTCCATCACCACACACCCAGGGCGGATGATCGCTCTACCGTTGGGATACTTCTCCCTCATCGAGGCAGGGTCCTTGCCGATGATGGTTATCTTCTTCAAGATCCTGTAGGGTTTGTACATTTGTGAAGCGCCTCCACGAAGAACACGTCGAAGTTCGACACCACGGATATGAACGGATTCTGCAACGTTTCGTAGTCCATGGATGGATCGGACATCCCCCTCCAGATCAGGTCCAGGACCACTCCTCCTCGCTTGCTTATCTCCCCCAAAGACTTGTCGAGATTCAAGATGGACCTGATCGCGTAGTGGATCTCGTAAAGCTCGTACATTCCGATCGTGAACGTCTCCGCCTCCACCGCGACCAGGCATCCCAGGCTGGCGACGAACGCCTCCTCCCCGTCGGGCATCGGCTGGGGAGCCACTCCCATCAGGAAGAACCCACACATCGGATACCTGTCCACGTACTCCGAAGTGTCGCTCAGGCGCCTGCTGCGCGTGACGACGTTCAAGTCCTTGATCGCTTCGTACCGCCCAGCCCACAGGGGATCGAACGCTCGCTGACGGGGGTTGATAGACACGTCGGGGGGATCGTCCACTATCGCCATGACGACCTCGTTGAGGGTCTCAGATGCCGCCTCGACAATCTCGTTCCACCTGGCTTTCAAATCAGAAGTGATCATGGCGAGGGCGGGTTCACCTTGACTTTAAGATCTCGGAGCAAGTGCCAAGTCAAGAAACTGACTAACACTGCCTGCTCACTGGCGTTGACGAATATGAACTCCCTCTTGGGTATTCGAATGTGACGAGAGCGACTGTGCTCCCTGACCAAGGAGCTGGCCCTGACCCTCTTTCCAAGGGTCCTCGCGTGGGCTCGCACGTTCTCGGTCACGGTCTTGTCCACTCCAAACTGATGCGCTGGCGCGTACTCGACGTTGGTCCCAACTTCCGCCCAGGTGGATCCAAACCTGGAGGCTATGCTTGCCTTCATGCGGCCAGTGTCCTGCAAAGGCTTTCCGGATCTGGAACCTTTGCCCTTTCTTCGACGCGCCAGAGTGCTCTCCCTCAGAGGGGGCCAGGCAGAACCATCCCTCTGCTTCTGATCCCTGAAGTGATCGAGTTTATTAAACCGGAGCATGCGCTCTCCGACCGCCTGAAAAGACTCGGACATATCCCGACTCTTCTCCTTCGCGATCTGAAGAGCTCGAGTCAGTTCCTCGAATCCAAAGGTGGAGTTGCCCTTGACGCTGAATCCAGTCATGGCAGGTAGTCCCTCACTCTCCGATCGGTGAACGTCTTCCTCACTCGACTTCCATCGTACCTGTAGTACTTGGTGACCGAGGGCTTCTCGACCTGCTTCCCATTCGCCACGGACTCGATCCTGAACTCACCCTTCTTGATCTCGGCTATGGTCTTCTCGTAGAACCGCTCTCGATCGACCATTGGGTTGTTGGCGTTGGTTCCCCTTCGTCCCCAAAGGATGTAGGCCAAGTGCCCCCTGACCAAGATCTCCACTTCGGCGGGGACGTTCGGCTCGTAGACGCTGGCCGACCCTGACAGTGGAGAAGGAGCCTCGAGGTAATGAACGTCTTGAGCCATGAAGCTGAAGTCGTCTACCACGCTCTCTACTATTACTCTGTAGTTCTCGGCCGAGTCGGGCCTCACCTCGTCGTCAATCTTCAGCTCGGAGGAGAACAGGGTGGTGACCCCTGTGACCAGCCTCGACCCCCTAGTGAACGTCAGGGTCCCCGATAGAGGAGTCACCGTGGGATCTATGGGGATTGTCAAGTATCTTCTGAGGTAACCATCCATCTCCCTGCTGGCATCGTCGATGTGGTCCTCGACCTTGCGGACAACATCGTAGTCCGAGAGCTGGGCGCCTGATCGGTCGATCGCATTGTTCACGATGTGACGGTCAGGCATGAACAGCCTGAGTTCCCTGATCGTCGTGTATTTCGCGATACCGGTCACTTCTTCGAGATCTCCTTGAGGCAACCGTTCTTGATCCAGACCTTGACCCTGGGATTCCTGTCGTCCAGGGTCAGCCGTTCACCCTTTCGTATCATTAAGGCTCCACAGGCTTTGCGGCAATCCTTGACTGCCTTGTAGTTCTTAGGGGCCATTGCCGCGATCACTCCATATCCGAGTACTCGTCCATCAGCTTCTGAGCCTTGACCTTTCCAATCCCAGGGATCGCAGTCAACCCATCCACGCTCCAGGTGGACAAGTCCTTCACGAAGGAGATGCCCGCCTCCAACAGGTTCTGAACGTCGGAGGCGAAAAGGAAGTTCAGGTCTTCGATGGACTGACCCTCGTTGGAGGCGGGTGGGAGTTGAGAGGAGGTTTCGGCCAAGATGTCTGGATCGTCCTTAGACGACTCAGGATCAAACGAGGGGATGGGATCGGGTTCAGGAATCGGCTTCCCTTCGGGAGTCAAGTCCTCCTCCACCCATCCCCTCTTTATCGCCTCTTCGAGGCGAGAGTACCCGGGAGGTACACGGCTCCCCCCGGGTATGATTCCTAAGTGAAGGTCGTTCAACGTGCATTTCGCTCGGTAAGTAGCCATCTCAGTCTCCTCGAAATGATCAGCTGCCGGTCCCGATTCCGTGGATCAGGGCGGCGGCGTTGTTGTTCGTGACCACCATGTCGTAGTCGGTCCTGAACTCGTGCCACTCGCCTTCCCTCTCCTCGTCTCGGTAGACGCGAAGGCGCCCCATCATGCCGGGAGCCGCGTTGTTCATGTTCCAGATGAACTGAGTAGCGAACCCGGCAGTCCAGAGACCGGGGTTGGGATCGACGTAGCAGACCAAGGCCCAGTCGGCCCCGGCATCGCTGCTGGCGTCTTCCCAGATGAACTTGATGTTGGACGCTTCAAGCGGAGCGGCCGAGTCGAACAGTGCCGCCGCTCTGACGATCCTCAAGTTGTAGACGACGTCCCCGATGCCTCCGGTGCGGAGGTAGAGGTCGCCAAGCTTGTACTTGATGAGGTCCTTGACGTCAGGGTTGCTGGTCAGCTGGTCGTAGGTTATGGGCGGAACGACCAGCGTGTTGGCAGTCACGCCGGAGTCGAGCTCGATGACTCGGACCGCGGCGTCGATGTCCTTCTTGGGCAGGGAGTCGTCGTCGTCCCAGGGCAGAGCCGCCGTGATCCAGTGGGATCCACCGGCGCCTCCGGGGTAGGTGTCCGACTCGGTCACCAGCACCCAGAGGTCGCGCTCCCGCCTGATCCTCATGTTGTTGAGGAGGTAGCTGTCGCCCTTCAGGATGTCCCTCACGGCGGCGTCCGCGTTGCGGATGATGCCGTCTGCGGCCAAGTGCCGCTTGCCGTGAAGCTGGCAGGCGTACTTCCCCTTGCCGACCACGAAGTTGAGCTCGGTGGCGATCTGCCCGTACATGAGCTCTTCCTCGTGCTCGTCGGTCAGCCCCTCGCGGGGGTTGACGACGAAGTACTCATCGCTTCTGTTAGGCACGGCCTGAGGAGGAGCGATGATGTTCGCGATGTAGTTGTCGGCGTAGTAGAACCGCTGCACCGCGAAGTCCGTCAGGGCCGCATCTATGTGGCCCTGCTCGATAGTGGGTTCTCCGGGACTCATGTTAGTTCATCACTCCTTGATCAAGTCTGTCCTCTGGTGCTGCCGCAATAGACGATGAGCATGTGACCTTCCTCGTCCGTGTCAGTGTCCTTGAGCATCTTGCCGATGATGTTGTCCAACCCGTTTCCGGCCGCGTTCTGAACCTGGCCACCCGTGTCGGGGATGACGAAGTCGTCCGCGTCGATGGACTCGGAGGCGATGACCGGAACGACTCCGATCATGGCGACCTCAACTTCGACCGCTGCGATGTCGCCCCCGGCCACCCACTCGGCGATCTGCTCAGTGGTGACCGTGTTGAGGGCCACGCCCAGGGCCTGCGCGTTGGCGGAGGCAGGGACCACCATCCAATCGGCGCTTCCCAGCATGACGACGTTGCCGTCTGCGACTGCGGTCTCGGCTATGCGGCGCTCGCTGTGAAGCACGTTCTTCTTGTGCTTCTGGAGCGTGTAATCGTGAATGCCTGGCATCAGACATCACCTCTCTGTTCCTGGACTGCGAGGGCATACGCCTCGTCCGGAGCCTTGCCCTCTTTCCTGAGCTCCCGGGCGCGCCTCGCGACGTTGCCTCCGGTCACTCTGGCTCCGCTGTGCTCGAGCACGTCGATGTCGGGATCGGTGCTCTTCTTGGGAGTCTCCTTGATGTTCGCGATCTCCCCTTTCAGCTTGATCATGCCTCCGAACTTGAGGCATGCGAGGATCACGTCCTCGGCTAGCGCCTCGCCTACCTTGGCGTCCGCAGGCAGAGCCGCGAGCGCCTCGATCAGGCCGGCCGCAACCTGCGCCGGGGCGACGTACCCCACGGCCTGCAGGTTGAGCACCTTGGTCTTGATCATGTTCACCCTGAGCTTCTGCTTATTGGATTCGAGCTCGGTGTGAAGCGCAGACTGGATCGCCAAATGTTCGGCCTCGCTCTTCTCGAGGTCGGCCTGAAGCTTCGCGTTCTCGGCTTCCAAATGGGCTGCGCTTCCAGCCTGAACTATGATCGTCTTCTCGGTCTGACCGCCATCAGCGGTCACCGTGGTCTCAGGCATGGGCCTTGTTCCTCCTTCCGCTATTGCGGTCAGGTTCTCTTTGCTAGTTGGATTATTCTCCGCCCCTTTCGAGGCCTTGAAATCAGGATGGTCCTTCACCCACTGCTTCGCCTTCTCCATCGTCCAGCCGTAGGGATCGGACTTGTTGAACATCAAGTTCTGGGGAACCATTCCTTTCTGATCCTCAGAAGGATCCTTCAGCTTCCCCATCACGCTCTTGATGCCGGTGTCCTTGCCGATGTCGACGGTCCTGAACGACCCTTCCTTGAAGTCTTCCGGTTCTCGCAACCGGTGCCTGATGTACTGATCCGTCTCATCCCAGACGGCCTCGACGATCAGGTCCTCCTGCAAGAACTCCGCCATCACCGCTTCCACGCTTTCGTCTATCCTCTCCATCGAAGCGACCAGCCGCTCCGGCTCGTACGCCTCGTCCCGGGACAGGGAGCGCTTGCTCATCCAGAGCTTGGCGCGAGGCATGTCCCATCGAGCCAGGTCGAACAGCAGCGCCTGGTTCACCTTCTTGTCCTCGGACTGCCCCTCCCTGACGTACTTCTTCTTCAGCACACCCACGCGGGCGCCTATCCCGCTGTTCTTGTTTATCGGAACGTCCTCGAGCGACTTGAATCGGGAGACTGGCCTGATCCTGAACTCGAGGTGCCGCTCCGTCTTCTTCCAGGTGTGCATCCTCTCCGAACACACCTTCCCCACGTTGACGACTACCTCGGAGAATCCAGCCTTGGCCATCTCCTCCTCGGTCATGTCGGCCAAGTCCACCGGATCCAGCCCGATCACTGCGGGGCAGGCAGCTCCTAGCAGGGAGAGGTGGTTCAAGTACCAGATGCCTTCGAGTGGGTAGTAGTTCAGGAACATCACCGACCGCTCGGGGTAGGATCCGCTCTCCACGAGCTGAACGCCCTCGGGCAGAAGTCCCACTTCGGCGATCAGCCTGAGGTCCTTGTCCGCTCCTCCTGTGTCGTCCACCGAGAGGGAGAGCACGTGCCCGTAGGCCGGTCCCCGCTCGACGTGGTCCACGACCAAGGGAGCCTGCAGCACGTGGATCGGATCGTAGCTGCTGGCAACCTCGTCCATGATCTCAGGAGTGATCGGAAAGAAGTTGACCGGTCCCGGGGTCATGACTTCCATCTTCACGATCCGGGGATAGTCTAATCCGTACTTGTCGTTCGGGTGCTTAGGCAACTGGTTCAGCCTCCGCTCCCAACGCTGCTCTGAAAGAATTATATCTCACAACAAGTGCTCCTCGAAAGAACTTAGGATTATTTCGACAAAGTACTTTCCTCCAAGTCGGGGGAGAACGTGACCGGCTGCCAGGATCCGAACCCCGGCTGAGCCGGAACGCTCACCGGACCAGTCGTCAATCCTTTGAACTCGTCGGCGAAGATGCCCACGATAGTGGACCTGCAGTTGAAGTGAAGGGGCGGAATCATCGCCCCACTCAGCATCTCCTCGCGGGAGAAGACTCTGCCGTTCATGGCCGCGCAGATCTCGGTCGTCCGATCGTCCATCACGGCCACGAACTCGAAGGCGGGGATGGCGTCCGCCATCTTCGGATCGTAGAGCGACTCGGCGGCTCCTGCGTTGTACGAGCCCAAAACGTTGGTCCGGAAAATGGTCTCCGCGTGGAAGGACGACATGGCCACGTCCGCGATCGACGACTGAAACGCCTCCATGGTCGTCCCCTGCCTCAAGGCTGATTCGATGCCTGACCTGACTCGAGTCTTTATCGTCTGCTGAGTCATGCCTGCCGCAGTCAGAGCCTGCCCCTTGGCCCAGTCCTCCAACTTGTCGAACTCAACCCGGGTCATGGCAGTCCTGCCCTCGAACAGATCGATCGCCTTCTGGAACGGGACAGGAGTCCACTCGTCATCGAACTGCGCCTTGAGGATGGTCTTCTCGACGTGATCGATCACGTCGACATACCCGTGGAGGAAGGACAAGAACTTGGATTCTGCCAGCAGCTCCTCCAGGTCCGACAGGTCGGGCTCGAACGCGCTCATGCCTGCGTGATGAAGGTCGGGGAATCGCTTGAGCCACTCGACCGCTTGCGTCCGAATCTCGACTACCAGATCTTCGCCTGCTCTCTTGATCCCGTCCTCCAGCTTCAGGTAGTGATCCTCGCTAACCTTCAGCCAAAGTCCAGAGCCTCTCCCTGCCTGCACTTTTTTTCCTTCGGCCCTCCCAAGCATCGGCAGTCCCCCGGCTCCTCCTCCAGCTGCTCCTCCTGCCTGCTCGACTGGAGTCGCCAGCTCGTCTCCTTCCCTGGCCATCTCCAGGCTCAGCTTCTTCGCAACGTACATAGTCGATATCCTCACTCCCATCCCCACGGCCAGCTTCAGGTTCTCCCTCACCTCCTGCACGTCCTCGTCCGTCTCGTACTTCAGCTTGAACTTGGGTACCGGAACCGTGTCTCCGAAGTTCAGCTCCACGATCCATCGAACCAGGGTCGAGTTGAGGCACTCGGCCAAGCTCTTCGCCGAATGCTCTACGCGCTTCTGCTCCTGCCCCTCGTGCACCTCGCCCAGCGCACGGGATCCGAACGAGTCGGTCCCCGAGGAGAGCGTGGATCCCAGGATGCGGTAGCGCATCTCCGAGTCGCACTGCTGGATCAGGTTGCTCGCCAGCTCGGGGTCGATTGTGATGTGGGGAAACTCGATGGTGCACTTGTTCGGGCAGACGATGTACTTCGACTTGAGGAACTGCTGAGCGGCCTTGGCCATCTCGTCGATCTCCTCCTCCGACGCGTTCTCGTCGTACCGAAAGACAGGCGTGACTTCCGATCCAACCTCGGCCGCCCTCAACCAGTAGTTGAAGGCGTTGTGCTTGAACCACCAGACCCAGTAGACGGCTCTGAGGACCGAGACTCCGTAAGGATTCTCCGACCTCGATCGAAACGAGTGAACTATGAACTTGCAGGGCCACTGCCGGGTATCGTCTCCCTTGCTCAAGTCGGTCAGGAACAGCCTGAGCTCCAGCTCGTCTCCGAACCTGAAGAGGTCAGGCTTGCGGTTGGATATCCTGTCGGGAACGAGCATCAGCTTGCCGTCGATCTCCTTGTCCTTCCAGATCACCTCTCCTACCGAGAACCCCGTCACGCAGGAAGTGAGTATCTCGAAAAGGTCGTCGTCGAACTTGGATATCCCCTCCAGCGCCGTCCTCACGAAGTCGGCGATCTTGAGGGAGGCCTCGTCCTCGTCGGCGGGGATCACGTCCCAGGGGAGTCCGACCACGCCATCGAGGTGATCCTCGAGCGCTCCTGCCAGCACGCCGTCCGAATCGACCATCTCCCAGTAGTACTCGAACCGACCCTTCCCCTTCCTCATCACCACCTTGTCCTCCTCCCGGAGGGAGTACTCGCTGAAGTACGATCGGTACAAGGTCCAGGGAGAGCGAAGATCGATCAGATTGTCGTACATCTTCGGATTCTTCTTCACGAGCCCTGATCCTTCCTCCTGGGCTTTCACCTTAGGGCGCTTCTTCGCTGGGCCAGAAGGCGCAGGCTTGACGATCGCCCTACTTCCTGAGTGATCCTTCGTCTTCGGATCAGGAGACATCCTGCGCCCGCTAGGGAACTTCCTTTTGGATGGGGACTTCTTGTCCATGTCTTTGGCTTCTTTCGTTAGGGTCGGACCCTTTGGCTTCTTTCGTTAGGGTCGGACCCTTTGGCTTCTTTCGTTAGGGTCGGACCCTTTCACATCTTGATAGTGGAACTCGTCCTGGTGCCTCCGAGCAGTATCCTCGACAAGGAGCCTTCCTTGCCGAACAAGTAGTAGGCCCCGTACCCGGCAGCGCTCGAGCAGTGGTTGTTCGCGTCGATGGGATTCTCCCTCGAGTTCAGTATCTCTCCTGCCTCGGGGTAGCGCTCGAGGGCGAGCTCCCTCACGTAGTTCTTGCAGCAGTGCCTTCGGATCCTATAGCGACCGGTCGCCATCAGTCGCCTGAGGCAGTCGACCCTATCGACCACTGCGGGCTTGGGTCCGCGAGCTACCCACCCCCCCTTCAACCTACGTCCTGATCTAGTCATGTACTTCGAGAGGAAGCTTATGGATCCAGGCTCCGCCAGATCAGGAACGTTCAGCTCGAAGTCGTACTTCTCGTCCAGCTTCCCATAGCTCTCGGCGTGCTCGTCCAGG